CTCGCGGTAGAGCTGGGTCCAGGTCGGAATGCCGGCAGTCATGAAACCGCCGCCGATCTGCTGGAACTGGTTGAAATGGTAGGTCGCGTTCTTCTGGACGTTGCCGACCGAAATACCGCCAGCTTGGTTTGCGGGGGTCGCAAACTCAATCATCCCGCGAATACCGTCGATGTCGCCGTTCACGGTGCTAGCCGTGTGAAGCTGTTCCTCGATGTAGTTACGCATAGTAATAGCGCATTGCTGCATCTCGGCATCGAGAAGCTTGCCAATCTGGCGCTTCGCGTTCTGGTTGAGATCGACCTTGTCGCATGCGACGACTGACTGACAGGAAATCTGCCCCCAGTTGTCCCACAGGAACATCTTGACGAACTCGCTGTCAGCCGTGTTCAGAACCTGCGAACCTTGGTAGGTCTGCACATTCGGATTCTCAGCGTGGGCGAATGGGACTCGCGCGTTGGGCGCGGCCTCAAGGTGGATAGAACCCTTGTTGTACATTGAGTACAACAAGGGGGACTGCTCTAGGATCAGCCAAACAAGCTTCTCCCAGCTAGCGCCCCACGTAAGGCTGAACGCCTTCGTGTAGTCGCTAAGTGTTGTCGAAAATGGAGCTCCCATTAGTTACCTCTTAGAAGGCTTCGCGCAACTCAACCAAACCGACCCTTCAAATCCGGATTCTGCCCCAGGACCTGATCGAGGATGTCATCCATAGACATCGTCGCAGTAGATCCAATAGGGGAAGAAGACGTACCTGACTGGCTGGATGGAGGAGCAGACTCGGCTCTTCGCTTAGCATTATCGATAAGACGGCCCTCATTGACCGCCCTGATGGCACGCTCCCCGGCAAGAGACAGAGCTGCCCGATAGGCATCCTCTGTTCCCGAGCCGAGAAGGCTCACAATTGTTGGGTCGTTAGCATCCAAGATTTTACGCATCTCCGTTTTGACGCGCTCATCCTTGAACTCCCGGTAATTCCCGCCCTTCATATCCTCAAAGATTGTGTTCAAACGAGAGGCTTCCCGGTGCGGAGCAAAAGTCTCCGCGACGGAATAGACCTGTCGCTTAAGCGTATCAATCTCCTTGAGGAGTTCGTGCTCACGCGGACCAGACCCAGAGGCCTTCATACGCGCATCCATTATCTCAAGCAGGGCACCAAAACCATCCCCGTTCTCAGCTTTCTCGGTGAACCGCTTACGCAGTTCGTCAACGGTAGGAGCAGTCTCCTGCCCCGCATTGTCAGCCCCATTCGGCTTTTGACCCGACTGTGCTTGCATAGCGAGCCAGGTCTGCTGGAGTTGGTTTCGTTGGTCCTGCAGTACCGCCCTGTCCTCATCAAGTCCACGCTTCAAATCAGCGATTTCTTGAGTTTTTGAGGTTAGACCAGACTGCATCTCTCGATAAATGGCTAGGTTTTCCGGCTCAAGGTCTAGGGGGTTCCCAGACCAAAACGACCCAGAACCGTTCGCACCATCACTCGAGACATCGGTCCCATTACCAGGAATTGCCTCATCGCTGTTGGTCTCAGAAGCGGCCACTTCCGAATTATCAACGTGCTCTGATGCTGCTTCCGGTGCTGGATTATCGCTGTCAAGCTCAGGGTTCACGGGTTCTCCAAAACGCGACTAAGTTGTAAGTGATTCCCGAACCAGTCGCTCAAGTTCGGGCCTTTTAGTTGTAATCGGGACCTTAATCCCGAGTTCCTTAGCCTGCTTTTTAAGTGCAGGCCAAGTCTTGGAAACAATCGTATCCACTTCTACGGTAGTTGTGTCAACTTGCTTGTCTTCAGAATCGGTTTCTTGTGCGCGGTTTTCTGTCCATCGCTTCACAATCTCGTCTTGCGTATACCGCTTGGTTCCAGCGTTGAGACCGCGCTTACCCTCTTTTACCGACTCGATAAGGCCATGCTTCTTAAGAATCCGCTTAGCCTCCGTCTTTGAAACAGTCTGACCGACTAAGTGATCCTCAGGAGCGTTCTCGGCAAACGTATACTCACCGCTATGAGTTGACTGCGTTTTGACATCCGCAACAAAGTCATGACTCATCGTGCCTCGTCGCCGGCACCTCGGGCATGTGATGTAGGTGAATCCGCGCTCCTTCTGCGCCACAAATGCGTTAACCGTAAATCCCTGCTCAGAAGCATGGGCACATCGGCAACACCTAAGCGTGTAAATAGGCATCTAACTCCCCTTCCTAAAACTGCGGTACGCCAGGAGGCGCCCCAAAACCTTCGCGCCCAGCTGCAGGAATCGTTAACGACTCCCCACTTACTGGATTAACTGCAGCGCCCATACCAATCGACTCTTCTGGCAAAGGTCCGCCGCCTTCCTGTGCAGGGGGCGCTGTGCCAGCCTGGCCCGCCGCCTGCCCAAAGAGCTGAGCAAAGCTATCCCTGATTTCGGGGCTGTCCTGTTCCCAGAGCTCAAGAGCCTTTGTGTAGAAGGCCGCAATCGCATCCGGCGGAACCTGCGCTGCAGCAAGGGATTGAGCTGACATACCCAAGGCATTCATGAACCCAATGTATGACTGGCGCTCCGCCTCTGGACCAACGGGCTTCATGCTTCCAGCATGTACGCCTACGTCAAACTCCCCTCTGATGTCGTTCCTAGAGTATGAGACGGGCTCGTCCTGCCCGGTGATCTGAACCCACCTATCAGCGTCATAAAACTGCTGCATGACCTGAAGGGTCTTTCTCGCAATAGTCTGAACAAACTTCTCAAATACGCGAAGCTTTGTTTCAGAGCGCCCTGAGTGCATTGCGGCCCTATAAGACACTTCTGTTGCAGACTTTGCTGAGCTCCGACCGCCGCGAAGAGCCTCGTCGCCCGCTCCCACCTCGTTCATAAAGGAGCGAATAAGATTCATCGTCCCAACAAACTCTTGAGGGAACGCAGGCATTACCAGGTTTCTAACGTCAGCTGCAACGTTCTTGCTCTTGGCCGCAACCATCTGCGGCTGATTCGACGCAAGAGCTGCCTTTGCGTTCTTGTCGAAGATGCCGTCCTTGTAGACAGTTTTAAGTGCCATAGAGGCCTCAAGCCCACTAACAGCGCCGTCCATCAGCCGCTGAACCTTTTCAGATAAAGGAAGAATCTTTTGCGCGAGCGAGATGCCGTAAAACTGATCGTTCACTTTATCGAAGCGAAGGTCGACAAACGGGTAGCCTTCCATGTCAAGCGGGCTAAGCGCATGCTTCAAGATAGTAACGTCATCGCCGCCATCTCCCTGTCGGCAAGCCCACAAGACACGCATCTCCTTTACGCGCCTACGCTTTCGACGACCGCTCGAGCGAACAACTCGGTTCGCCCAAGCGTGATACCAGACCTCGTAAACCTCTATGTGCTCGGCTTGTTCACGCCGCCATACATTTCCAACGCCTGACTCATTCAACTCGTCGAGAGACTTAACCTTGTCAGCAACAAGGTCCTTGGTGTTTGCGAAACGACTGTCGTTCTTGACCTCGTCTACGTGGATAAGGTGCCGAATGGCAACCCATGGCATCCGGCCAATCTCGTCATATCCAGGTGGAAATACAAAGTTAAACGGGCTCACTCGTAGAAGCGTGGCATGAGCTGCCGGTCTATCTGCCGGAATGCCCATCTCCTCAAGACGGTCGCGCACTGTCTGCATTCCGTCGTCGTCGTCAAAAGTGTCGTCCTCGTCTAGGTCCCGGTCATAGTCCTCTACAGGAACAAAAATGCCAGCTGGTTGGTAAGTGATTCTTCCGATTCCAGCAGAGAGGATCAGAGCGTCGTCGAGAACCTTTCGACACTCCTCATTAAAGCCACCCTCTACCCATTCATACGCAAGCGCAGATTCCGCAACCTTAGACTTTGCCTTTGCCTCTCCAGAGTCCGATGGCCTTCGCGGCCTTGCATAGATTGCAGGGTCATTGTGAAAGATGTGCGGCTTAATCCCCTCAATAGAGGAGGAAACTAAGGCCATTCCGCGACCACCATCCTCTTTCTCTACTCCCAATCGATAGGCATCCATTAGATTTCGCCAGTCGTCGAAGTGCGCTTTTCTAATCGTGGACTCTGCCACGAGCACCTTGTCGAGAAGCTCCGATGCAGCCTCTTGCTTTATAGAAATCTTGGTCGGGTCGAACTTAGCCATCACACCCACTTAGATCCAAGGCCACTCTTCTTGATTGGCCGGTAGTCATCGTCTTCGCTCCAGGCGGTCCAGCTAGGAGGAGGAAGGTCTCTCTCCCTCGGGTCCTTCCTGTTGCTTGAACCAACCTCCAGATCACATACGGTTTGTGCCTGCAGCCAGGCCATAACTAAGTCGTCATGCTCCCCAGGAGGGGCGCCAACCTTAACCCGTTTATACATCTCATCGCCAGAAACTAAAGCAACAGATCCAGCAGATCGCTTGGTCAGTTCCATGAACATTCGCATTTCCTTGACCAAGCGTTGACTTCTAATGACCGGCATCCTTGAGCGAATAATGTCTATTCCTACATGAACCATGATGGGCTTTGTAGCAATTGTTGTCGCCCAACCAAACCTAGCCTCAAAGTTTACTGACTCAACCTGCTCTCGTTGGTACAGATTCCAGTACTCAGTCTGCATGATGCCAAGAGAAACTGCATGACCAACGCCGTTAATCTCCCAAGAAAGCAGTGCATCATTGTAGTGCCTACACAAAAGCACAGCCTTTTCCGAAGTCTGCAGAGCCTCTGTCTTTCCCTGATACTCCGCAACCTGCTCCCTCGTATCAGCGCGCACTACTTGGATAGCAGTCCAGTCCCCGGTAGACCTTCCCGACGCAGGGTCTACAGCAACGACATACTTCACCCCGTCTTCGGGCCATTCCCAAACCCATAGAGAGTCGCTCTTTGCGCTCCCGTGACCGGACAACTCCGGAGACATGAAGGAGGCTAGGCCAATCCTTGAGCTAGAGTCCTCTTGCCCTGAAACGTCGACAATATCGCCAACGAATCTTGGCTTCTTTACAAAGCCATGCTCGACTGCAGCCAGGTCTGGCTCCTCAAAAACACGGCTTGCCGAGAACGCAAAGGCCTCTTCTGGCTTACCTGGGTATTCCTGCTTAAACAGGTCCCAATTGCCCTGACACTTATCCATCCAGGTTCGGTATGCCCAATACGCCTGCTCCGGGTGCAGGTCGTAGGCTTGAATCATCGAAAGCAGTTCGTCGTCAAACCTGCCTATCAAGTCACTGAAGGTAACTCCGTCTGGAATCTCCCTGATGTAGTTCGGCATTGCATGCCACGGATAGAAAATGGCCTCCCACTCGCTGTCGATAGGGTTGCCCTTGCTGTCCTCTTTGTTCCAAGCCTTCCAGAACTCTTTATAGAAATATCCGCCGGCTCCGTTCGCCGTAGACTCGAGCACTACTAGTGTCTCTGGGTCGTCAGACAGGGTCTGCATAAGGCCAAGCATGAACGTTGCTGGGTCTCCCCAAAAGGCGATCTCAGACCCGTGGAAGTAGTGGATCTCAAAGCCTCGAGTCGAGTGGACTGCATCTGCAACAGAGACCTCAAACCTGGAGTTAAGCCCCGCTGTTTCGTCTAGCGGGTGAGTCATCCAGAGCTCGTTATCGTTGTTTCGCCTCAACTCTGGGCGAAGGTCTAGTGGCTTGTTGTTGTGTAAGTCCGCAGCCTCTTTGGATGACTCTGCCTTGTGAACCTTTCCAGGATCGTCTGTAGACGTGCCATTGGGCAGGTTGTCGTACATCTTCTTAGCCATCATGAAGATGTTATTGGTAGTGATTCTGTCTACCGCTGTTACAAACGCTCGCCTATTCATCTTTGTCAGACACTGATGAAACATGAACGCCTGGGTGACGGTAGACAGGCCCATCCGCCTAGCCTTAAGAACGATGAAGCGCCCAGGTCGGCCCTCTTCACGCGCCTTCATAATCCGGCGATAGAAATCTTCCTGGATCTTATTCAGCTTTAGGGTGACGGTGTCGCCAACCCTCCCCTTATTGCTTGTCTCGGGGCGATTCAATACCTTCAAAAACTCTTCAGAGAACGCCGGAAAGTCCGCGTACCCTGAGGTTTCTGTTAAGCGCTCTGAGATTGCCCTCGAACGCTTCAGGCTCATCGCCTTGCGAGGCACTACACCTTGCTCTTCGCAGCTGCGAGCTCCTCTTCGGAAGCGCCACTGTGCTCAGCAACAGTAGCCTCATTCTTCTGAACTGCGGAGATACGCGCCACGATTGCTCGGATAGCGTCATCTCTAGGCTCGTTAGCGTCGTTGCGGCCAGCCTGCTCAGCAGCCAGGAGGTTCGCAAGCATGCCCATCTCGCTTATCTTACGAAGACGTGCGCGAAGACCAACCATGTCAGGCACGTACTCGCTCAACTTCATCGCATTGTGCGTATTTGAAGTTACGCGCTTGAAGCGCTTGACGTGCTCCTCGGTGGAGTACTTCTGGTAGAAGCGATAGCCGCGATTCTTCGCACCGACGAATACGTCCATCAGCGCTTCCTCGAGAGCCTCTCCCTCTCCCATCGGGCCTTCTTCATAAGAGCGCCCGCGCTCCACATAGCGCTTAAAGCGGGTCTGGACCTCGCGGGTCGCGTAACACTTATCGAGTTGCTCGAGAGTGATCTTCCGCTGGTCGATCATTGCCTTCTTGTTCGCTGCCATAGACATCTCAGTCATGACCACCCCCTACTTAACGATCTTGACGTATGTGGCTGCAGCAGCGCCTGGGCGAGCTGGGCGACGAATAAGCACCCTCTTTGGCGCAGCGACCGCAGCCGGCGCAGCATCTTCCCGAAGCGCATCGCGCTTAGCGGTGATTTCGTCAAGAAGAGACTTTCGCCCCTTACCGTCCAACTCAGCATCGTAAACTTCAGATAATTCGCTGTCAGACAAACCTGACAACTGCTTCACGGCCTCCTTGACCGTAACCGCACTTGGGTCGAAACTCATTAAATCCTCCAATGTGGTTGCTACAGCAACTCTAAGACAATAGTCAAACTAAGGTATATCAATGGTGAGGAATAGGAAAGCCAAGACCGGGAGTAAGGAATAGTGACAATGGAAGAAGACGATAATAGCGCCGTTCATGCTGCCATAAAGAGGCAGGAGCGCCGCACTCGAGAAAGCACCTACCTGCAGATGAGTGACTCCCTTAGGGGGTTTGAGGCTCTCTCCGATAAGAACCGCAAAGACACTACAAGGGCTCCATTCAAGGAGGCTCTTGGTCTATCAAACAAAAATCTAAAGACGGCGATAGACCGCTTTACAGCAAACAGTCTTCCGGCCAGTTCATACATTCGATAGGTGGACCTCTTCATAGTCAGGTGTTACCTTCGACCCTCCGCCCATGGGGCCTGTCGCGGTACCAAAGACAGGTAGCCGGCTTAA